GAGAGATCGCAATACCTACGGAAACTTAAATGCTTTTCCTAATGGCGGTTACAGATTCCCAGCACGAACAGCCCGAGAGGGTCGAGGCAACACTGGTTATTGGATTTTCCCTACCTTAAAGGCAATGCAACCCGAAATTAAAAAGAGATGGTTTGCGGCTTGTAACAAAGTCATGGACAGTTGGGCAAGGTACTCATAATGGCCGATACACGCACACTCAAACTTTCATTACTTGCTGATGTCAATAAATTCCTTTCTGGTATGGACAAGGCCGATACCGGCACAAAGAAATTTAGTTCATCTATTGGCAAATACTCAAAGGCAATGGCTAAATCATTTGCAGTAGCTGGCGCAGCTGCTGGCGCGTATGCAATCAAGTTAGGTGTTGATGGAGTCAAGTCAGCAGTTGAGGATGAGCTTAGCCAAAAGAAACTTGCCCAAGCCTTAAAAAATACAACCAATGCAACTGATGAACAAATTGCCAGCACAGAGGATTACATCAAGAAACAACAACTATCATTTGGTATTGCTGATACAAAGTTGCGTCCGGCACTGGCTAACTTAGCCAGAGCGACTGGGGATGTTACCCAAGCACAAAAACTAAACAACCTTGCAATAGACATTTCAGCAGCCACAGGTAAGGATTTAGAGGGTGTCAGCCTTGCCCTATCCAAGGCCTACAACGGCAATCTGGGAGCATTAACTAGACTTGGTGTGCCATTGGATGCCAGCATCATTAAGTCCAAGGATTTTGGCGCAGCAACTGATGAACTGCAAAAGTTATTTGGTGGATCAGCCCAAGCCAATACAAAGACATACGCTGGCCAATTAGCAATCCTTAGTGAGCGCTTTAACGAGATCAAAGAGGATTTAGGTGCAAAACTAATTCCAATTTTGAAGCGATTCTTAGAACAAGTAAATTTAGTTGCAATGGGCTTTGCTGGTGATGATCCTAACAAGGGACTATCAAACAAAGTAAGGCAATTGGATCGTGACTTGGGCGGTGGCCCGGGCGGTGCTTACAACTTAGGCCAATCCCTTGCAGATGTTGCTGATGCTTTTGGAACTTTATTTGGCGCACTAGCTGGTGGCAATGCGACCAAGGGCAATGACAATCTTCAAAATCTTGCTGATGCGATGCAAAATGTGGCTGATGGTATCAATGCCACTGCCAATGCATTCACTCGATACAAGAAAGTTTACGAAAGTGTGCCAAAGGGCTTACGCGATTTCATGAACCCATTTAGCCGTTTAGGTGATTACGGTAAGTTGTTTAGCAATAGCAGTGTTGGCAGCTCTAAGGCTGGTTCAACAAGTGCCCAAGGTACAACCATAATCATGAATGGTGTTATTGATGGTGAGTCTGCTCGCCGTAGCATTGAGAAAGTATTACAAGATTCATCACGCCGTACAGGTGCTATTAACCTAGCCGGGCTAACGTTATGACCGATTATGATCCTTACCCAACAGTGACTTTTGCTGGAACTACAACTTACGCAGACCAGACCATCTCATCAATTTCAATCCGCACTGGTCGCAATGATGTTACCGAGCAACCTCAGCCGGGCTACGCATCAATCAGCTTGTGGACTGATGCCAGTGATCCATTAGATGTGGCCTTAAGTCAGTCTGTGTCAATTGCCATTGATAAAGGCACGACAGGTACACAGGAACTTTTTTACGGGACTATCTCGGACATTGACATCAGCCTGCAAGCCTACGGATCAGATGGCTCAATCGCCGTTTACTCGATCACAGCCGTTGGGCCACTGGCGCAGCTGAACCGCCGTCTGGTAGGTGCGGCTGGCTTTGCCAAAGAGAATGACGGCACGAGAATCCTAAATATCCTTAGTGAAGCATTCCTAACTGAATGGGATGATGTAGCACCGACATTGACTTGGGCAGGTTTGCCAGTTGGAACGACTTGGGACTCCTACGATGCAGTAAGTCAAGCCTTGGTTGATAACTTGGTTGCCAATATTGATGTGCCGGGGCAATACGAATTACAGGCATACAATGATGGCGATGCAGATGCCTACACATTGGCAGTAGAAGCTGCTAACTCTGGTCGCGGCGTACTCTGGGAAAATGGCACAGGCTCATTGCATTATGACGATTACTTGGCCAGATCATTGGCAACACCGCTTGAACTTACAGCTGATGACATTCTTGCCCAAGGCCTACGCACTGCCGCACAATGGGGTGAAATCGTCAATGATGCAATAGTGACTTATCGGGCAGGTCAAGCCGAAGCCAGAGATGAGCAGTCAATCATTCTTTACGGCCAATTAGTTGGAACACGATCAACCCAGTTGCACAACAAAGTTGATGCCGAAGCACAGGCAGCTGATTTCATTGAGTCTCGGGCATTTCCAAGAATGTATCCAGAAACAATCACAGTGCCACTGCACTCACCAACAGTCAGCGATGCCACTAGAGATGCCCTAGCCGCTGTCTACAACGGGCTACGGATCAGCACAACTGCATTGCCAGCAGTCTTTGGAACTACTTTTGATGGCTTTGTAGAGGGCTACACATGGAACTTGACCCGTTACACCGCTGAACTGGCCTTAACATGTTCGGCATACTCCGAGACATACTCATCAATTATTTGGTATCAAGTCCCACCAACACAGGACTGGGCAACGTATAATGCAAGTATCCAATGGGAGGATTTATAAATGGCAACAACAACCCCTAATTACGGGTGGGATGTACCAACATCTACCGATTATGTAAAGGATGGCGCAACCGCCATTGAGACCCTTGGCGATGACATTGATGCCACTTTATGGACTGCCCTTGGCGGTGCTTACCCGGGCTTACGTCTAATCAAAAAACAGACTATTGGCACAACAGTTTCAAGCGTTGCCGTTACAAATGCATTTAGTGCAGATTATGATGCTTATAAACTTATTGTTGTAGGCGGAGTTGCATCATCTGATGGCGTTATAAAATTATCTTTAACTGGTGGAACAAACGTCTATAATTACAGTGTAGTAAAAACGTCTTATACAAGTACCAGCTTGGCAGCAGCCATTGGTGGACCATCAGAGACATCTTGGGCAGTAGCGGGTTCAAGTACAACAAGCCGCCTTAATATGAATGTTGATTTACTTGATCCATTCCTTGCAAAATTTACAACTTATAGTGGCGGTTATGTTTCAAGTCTTGAAGCGGGAGCAGGTGGCGGAATACACAAATCGGCAACATCTTTTACAGGTTTCACAATAACTCCCAGTATTGGAACTTATACAGGCGGAACAATTTACGTCTACGGATACGGAGCAAGTTAAATGGCAACAACAAAATCAGCAGCTATTGAGAAGCCGCTTATTCAGATTGACAGTGAAGTACGTGAAATGACTGATGAAGAATATGCTGAATACTTATTAATTGTTAATCCACCAGAACCAATAATGGCTAAGTAATGTCATTTCTTACATGGTTTGCACATAGTCCAATTGCATCATTCATCAAAGTATTTGGTGCAGGTGTTTTGGGTTGGGTGCTTATCAATGCTGACACTTTAGGATTACATCCAGCCTTAACCATTGGCCTAGTATCAGCATTGCCCATAGTCATTAACTGGTTAAACCCAGAGTATGACAATTACGGCAGGGCCAACGTAGATGAAACCGATTAAGTCAGGCATAGTTTCATTCCCCTATGGGGCTAAGTACAAATCAGGTGGCATACACAAGGGCATTGATTACCGCGCCGCCATTGGTACACCAGTTGTAGCAGCTGTGCCGGGTGTCGTAGTACATGCTGGCTAGCACGTTTATTAAATTGGCTGGTGGTGGGCATTTGGTATTCATGTGATCGTAGACAATGATTCCTTTGAAAACGGCACAGCAGGCCTCTGGGCTGGTTATTGCCACCTCAATGGGGTAAATGTAGCAGTTGGCCAGAGAGTCCGTCAGGGGCAGTTGCTAGGCACATCAGGAAACACTGGTCGGAGCACTGGCCCACACCTACATTTTCAGATCCTGTCACAGCGTACTTGGAATCCAACCAAGCACCGAAACCCTAAACGATGGATCGAAGCATGAGCCAATACATTAGCCGTAAATCTGATTCCAATAGCCGCATTCCTACACAGTCTTTACGAGCTGAAATCTGGGCCACATTAGAGGTAGATGGCCTTTACTCTGTTATTCCAAATGCCAATTCAACCACTGGTGCATTGTTTGCTACATACCTAAACATCAAGACACCTAAAATCGGTGGAGCAACTGA